ACTCCTGTGCAAACTGTCTCTTGGATGTGTTCTTTAATGTCTCCTCTTTCCATTTAGCATCTCTACCTGGAACTTGTGACCAATGTACTTCGTTTGTAATATAGTTATTTTTACCACGTCTAGCATCTTCCCACGTCTTATAGAAGTGGTTCATACCATTGGGTGTAGATATGATTATAACTTTAGTTGACTTACCAGAAGTAATAGTAGGATATACAGAAGCAAAGAACTGTTCTGCTACATGGTTAGGAACGAATGCAAACTCATCAAGGAATAGAATGTTGAATGACATACCACGAACCGCACTAGCAGACGTAGAAGCAGCAAGGATTTTTGATCCGTTCTCTAGTTCAACATTACCTTTGTTCCATACTAGGATGCCATGCTGCATCCATTTAGGTAAGTTCTCGTATGCTAGTTGAAGTCTACCTAATAGCTCTCTAGCAGTAGATGCCTTGTTTGCAAGAATACCAATATTGACACTATCGTTAAAGATAGCGTAATGAAGAAGATAGGCGACCACAGTGGTGCTCTTACCAGTTTGTCTAGGAAGTTTCGCAATGTTAAACCTATTGTTATGGAAATCCATCATGATTTCTTTTTGGAAATCATACATTGAAAAGGGAACCAATCCCTCATCAAGAGAAATAATTTTGATATAATTTAATGCAAAGTAAAGTGGATCTTGTTTACACTTGATCCATTCCTCTACTTGCTTCTTTGTAAATTGTATCTCAGTACCAGCCTTCTTCAGGTTGGGGTTACCAAGATATACCTCAGTACCAGCAACCATTATAAAGTAGTACGCTTTTTAACGTACTTATTAATTATATTAATTTGATCTTCATACTTAGCAATGATGTTTAGTTCAGTTTCAATTGCCTCTGTAATATCAGAATGCTCTCCAATACCTGCAGGGTTAGTAAGATAAACCTCAACATTAGCTAAATGTTTTTGTATATCACCTTGAGCATGTGCTAAAAGTGCTTTGATTAGTTGTTCTCTCATTTTATTACTCCACTAATGTTCCAAATGATCTACGTATTACACGAAGTGCTTCAAGGTTCATATCCTTGGTACCTCCATCATAAGCGTGAGCATACCCTTCCGTGATCATTTGTTCATTTAATGAAACAGTATCCTCGTTAATATAGAGCCAACCAAGAAGCCTACCATACTTCCCAGTCCCACCCACAAGTTCTGTTCTAACAGTAAGTTCATCGCCGTCACCTGCAATAGTATCTTCTAATTTTTGTTTCAACCAATTGGTGGCATCTATTCCCAGTGCCTTCTCCTCAAGGTTTCTTGTTCTTTTCTCTGGCGTATCAACTCCTGCAACTCTAACTCTTTCTTTCTTGAATAGGTCAAACCCAAGATCAATGGTGACATCAATAGTATCGCCGTCAAGAACACGATTAATCTCCGTCACTCGGAAGTTGTAGCAACTCTTCCTGCTTGGTGGTGTCATCGCTCCCATTATTCATCTCCGCAAAGCTCATCTTTAGTATATAGTATATGTACCAAGTCACTATTATGACTAGTATTCCAACCATCCATATGACTCCCCAAACAACCATTATGATACCTTAACCTTCCAAGGAGAATTAGGATCTATCTTCTGCATATAATTAAACCCACTGTTAGGTGGGTAAACATACTGTCCATTGTCATCAAACATACCTGAAGTGTCTAGTATCCTTGACTCCTTTGATGGGTATTTAGGATAGGGTCTCTTCCCTGCCCTCATCTCATTACCCTTTCTTCTTCTTAATTGATTACCAGTCTCAGGCATATTAGATTTGTCTAACCAAGCAGTGCCTAGTAGCTCCTTGATCATCTCTTGTGTGTAACCTTTAGGGTGATCTAAACCCATGCTTGTGCTGCAAGTGTTACTGATAGTGATAAAGATACTCCCATGATTGTGAGTCTACTCATCCACCACATTATCTCGTGCTTATTTTTTGTTATAGATGTCATATCATTGACCCTTGTGAACGTAACCAATCTAATCCTGTTTCATTAGTACACCTGTCAATAAAACGAGGATGTTCCCCTATGTAAGGAACATCCTCTTTAGCGTGTTCTATTGCTTCATACGAGTTTGAAGCGTACTCGCATATTTCTAATTGATGCTGTTCAGCATCGTGGTAGCCTACTGTATAGTGTGATAGGGGCATGATCTTTCAATTCCTATTATGTAAATTATTTAGTAAAATATTTGAAGTACAAATACTTATGTGTTTTATTCAAAGTCAATTCCAACTTCGTCTAAAGCAGACTTATCATCTAAGTCTGGGAGGTGTGGTTCTACCCAGTGATCTTTATTATCAATCCCTGCAGCATTAACATACCTCATGATATGGTCATCAATCTGGTGAAATATTGGATGCAGATCTAGATCCATATTAATATCATGTGCAATCTGAGTAATTTGATCCTCTGTAAAACAGTGGTCAGGATGTAATAGATCACAACATGGAATACGCTTCTCAATCAATTCATTGAGATTGATACGTATCTCATAATCTCTGTAAACTGGCATACTATTCTTTAATATTACTAACTGGTGCAGATACAGAACAATGCCCTTGATCACTAAGAGTTTCTAATTTATGAATTAGACCTTCATACTGATCCCAGATATATTCGGAACCAGATGATTCCATTGCCAAACGACATGCTCTAGTAAGACGAAATACGTCAGCTTCTGATAATCTCATTGCTGTATATGCAAATCACTTATTAATTATAGGTGATTCTACGTATGTTACAAGTATTTTTTTCTTTTGTGTTGATTTGAGAACTTCAAATCATTTCATAGTTATGACTAAATGGTTTCAATCCTTTTCTCTTGTTTTGTTTCTCTTGTAGATCCTGAATTTTCTGTAAATTTTCTTGAGTCTTTTTAATATCGTCTATCTTTTTTTGAACTTCTGTAAGTTCCTTCTTGATATCCATGGTGGTTTAAAATTCTGCACTTATGACCTCCCTGCCTAAATCTCACAGCAAGTTGTTGGTCTAAGTGTTATTATTTATGCACTTACAGCACTATTATCTTTATCATGCCTCTGATATGCTGCTGGAGTTCTAGTGCTGTTGTCGTTATTCCTTGCTTGAAAGGTACCAGGTGTTCGTGCGGAATTATCATTAGTACGAGCTTGATAATTTCCATTCCAATTCTTATATGTCTTAGTTGCCCATCCCTCATTACCTGAGAACTGATTAACTGTACTACTTCCTGGTTGAGGATCAGCAGCATTATTATCTTTGTCGTGTTTTACGTATGCCATTAGCGTTTACCTCCACCCATTTCTTTGAGCATTTTTTGTAACTCTGCTGTAGAACCTACAAACATAGCATTGTTAGTCACTTTACTAGGACCAGATTTTGTTTCATCTAAATCCTTCATTTTCTTATGTAGGTCAGCAAGTTTATCAGTCATGTCTGCTACCTGCTTCATAGCGTTTGTAGCGACTTCATATGCTCTTGGATGCCCTGACTCCTGTGCAACCTCTAGAGCACCGTTAACCGCCTCCTGACCCTTGGAAATAAGATTGTATAGTTCTCCTCTAGTATATTCATAATCTTGTTCTCTGTCTTCGGTAACCTCTTTACTTTTCTTTGTAGTAACTACTGGAGGTTTACTGACATCAATGTCAAGAAGCTCTTCCATATTTTCTTCTAAGTTCATAAGAATTCAACTCCTTCATTAAATCCGAAATCATCTCCAGAATCTACTAATACATCATCTGCTGCATCTATCTGACCATCAACGTTGATGTCAGTTTTTGCTTTGGGTGTATATGTTCTACTAATAGCTCTACGATTAACTGCAAGATCACCAAGTGTTTCATGTATGATTGCTTTTTTAATAACGTCTGCAGTATTGTAAGGACCATATAGATATGACTTCATAGTAAAGTTTAAAGTATAAACAATGTATCTACGTTCATAGAAACTATCATCCCAAGAATCTTCATATGAAACATTGTTCAATACAACAGCAATATCTTTCTTCTCATTCATGTCTGGAATCATGTTAAGAGTTATGGAAAAAGATGGTTGAAAATATGGTAATATTTGTTCAGTAATTTGTAATGCATCGTCTTGCGATTTAGCGATAACACCAAGTTCAAATGACAAATTGTAAGGTACAGGAACATACTGTATTCTTACTTCTCCACCATTACCATCAATAATTGTTTTATACTTTTGTATAGGGGAAGTCTTACGAGTAGCATCATAATCAATACTAGTCATCTCAAAATAAAGACGAGGTAAAGTAATAGCTACTTTCCTACTAGAAGCATTCTCTTCTAATCTGACAATAAATTTTTGTTTAGGACCATATGCCAATGGTACTTTTAATTCTTCTAATACATCACCAGTGCTTGGATCTGTACTCTTCATTGTTATATTATTGAAGAGTGTTCCAAAAGCAACAATGTTCTTACGAACAATTTGATTGTAAAAATGTGAACCTAACATTATATGCTACCTGTAAAATTACCAAACTCACCAAATGGATTTCCTTCTGACCAATCCACTATATTATCAGCATCATTTTCAATTGCTCTATTTTGATCGTAGTTGCTGTTGGAATTATTTAGAGTATCAAAGGATTCTGGAGACCACATTGCATTAGAAGTTTGACCTTTAATAACTTCTGCAGTTGTGAATGTACCAGTACGATTTATTACTTGGAGTTCTCTTGTAGAAGAATCCCAAGACTTGACCTCTGCTCTATTATCTTTGGGTGAATAATCAATAGTGACCGTAGGAGCAGAAGTGAACCCAGACCCACCTGCAGTAATATTAATACTAGTAACAAGACCCGCACTAGAGACCGTCGCTGTTGCTGTAGCACCTGTTCCACCTCCACCTGTGAATGTAACTGATGGTGGTAAAGCAGAATTGTAATGCAGACCACCGTCAGTTATAGTAATAGAATCTACTGCATCACCGCTAATAACAGATGTTCCTTTAGCAAGGAACTCATCACCAACAACTTCTTCACCAACAGTGAAGTCTCCTGTGCCACCAGGATCCATGACAAGTTTAATTGCGTTATCAAAGAGTTGTTCAACTGCATCAATCTCTGCAATTCCAGTATCAAAGCTATCTTGACCAACCTCATAGATCTCAGCAGTGATAGCATAGAATTGAATTTTACCAAACTGGAAGAATGGTTCTTCTTTTCCTACAAATTTAATTTCGTAAATATCTTGTGTTAATGGGAAGTACAATAAGTCTCCCTCATTTGGTCTAGATGCTACTTCTAATACAGGATTATTAGCTGCTACTTCTTCATCCCACCTTCTGGTAGATACCCGAAATATAATTTCATCGGTTATTCTTAATCCAAATTTACTAATAAATTCTGCGTTATCTCCAAATCCAGTTACGTTTTGGAGTAACATTTCTATTTGAAATTGATCTTGATACTTAGTGTATCTAACTTCATCTAATGTACTATCTGCTAATACTGTCTTAGGAATATAGTAAACATCAGATCCAAACAATTTAATTTGCTCGTCAACAAGATCTTGTACCAGACCTTGCTCACCAGCATGTCCTGAATAATAAGTTGGAAAATAATTACTGGTAGGCATTTTATCCGATCATATCCATTGGTGGAATAGCATATTTAGAGAGCACCTCACCCTCTATCATTCTAATTTCAGATACAGCATCTTCATATATCTGTCTACCATTTAGTGAGATACCACCTGGTAGTTGAACATCGTTATATTTAATTAAATTTTGCCCCCATTGTTTTTTCAACAATGAAGTTGCATATAACTTAACAAATCTATCATTGTACATTTCTGTAGCTTCTGTTGGATCTATTAAGCGATGTGCTTCAATCAATAAGTTTTGTCCTGTTTCAAGAAAGTCCTTATCAATATCTAAGTATAGACGATCACGACGCTGTGTATATCTAAACTGTTGAAATGAACCATTGTTTAAAACCATATCTAGAGTCTCTAGATATTGCTTGGTCATATAATAGTTTAAGATATCAAGGGAACCAAAGGCATACAAATCATTTAAGAACATTCTATATTCAATACCAAATAAGTTAGAACGAATAGAGTTACCTCTCAATCCAAACACCTTGCTAATACCAACTACATGAGGTGGTATAGGTAAATAATTTGTTGCTTCTTCCCAATTAGTAGTTACTGCTCCCTCAACTTTAGAGGTAGTTACAGTTGATGCAAGGCGAGTTTTATCGTCATCAGTCATCTCATGTACAAGATAACAACGCTCCATACCGTTGTAACAATTCTCCTGAAAGAACTGAAACGTATCGTCAATAACGTTGTTTACTTGTTCATCATCAACGTTAACCTGTAAAACAGGTTCTCCCAAATTTCTCTTACAATATGTGATGAGTTCTGTTTTAGATGTTGGTACCGCCATTACTCACAATAATCCCTTCTTTCCTATTTAGGAATTATTATTCAGTAGGTTCTACACTGGATGGAGTACCTGGTGCTTCTGCTGCTACAGGTTCATCTGTTAAAAGACCAATAGTTTCTAAACCACCTAATAGTTTAGTCTTATATTCTTTTGCTTTTTCTAAATTCTTTTCTAACTCAACTATTTGAGTTTCAGTTTTTGCGATTTGCTCTTCAAAATTTTTCTTGAGCTCAGTCGGATCCATAGTCATAATCAAAAGTGATGATGTGTATTAATATTTATACGTACTTTACAGCAAAGAAAAATGTGTAGTTTGTAGTGCTGGTATTGGATGATGGACCCCAGAACATCTCAGGACAACATGAGTCACCAGAGTTTCTATTCTCACAACCATATGATTTTGAACTATCCTGAGATAAGTAAGGACCACCGTTACCATCTAGTCTTTGGGTACCAATTCTAAATCCCCATGAACCATCATCAGAAGCAAATCTACTTTGTTGATAATATCCATTACTACCAGGATACTGACCATCAGAATAATACGTAGAGGTAGAACCACTAACATCTTCTACAGTAGATCCATCTGCATTTAATACGTAACAATATAAGTTTCTATCTTGCATAGGATACCAAAAATCCTTTAGTGGAGTTGGTGAACTATAATCTCTATACATGCTACATGCAATTCCTCTATAATTACTACCATCATATCCAGCAAACAACAGATATGGATAACCATCCATAGTTGAGTTAGGCATACCATTAGTTAGTTCTATTTGATTACCACTATCCCATTCATTATATTTAAAATATCCTCTAGATGTAATTGCAGATGATGTACCATTTTGGTTCTCTGCCATTCCATTATAAGCAGGAGTTGCAATAAGAACATATCCTTCAGCTTCAAATACTGTTCTAATTGAAGAAACATCATTGTAACCATAAGATGCCAAGGAAGAATTTAAACTATCCATTACAGAACCAACACCGCCACCACCAGATAAATTACCATCACATTTTGCCCATACATCACTACCATCAAATGAATCAGTTCCGTAATATACTTCTAAAGTAATTGTCTCACTATTATATCCAATATAACCAACAGCTGGACTACTAGGTCTACCAGCAGTTGTCCATGTAGGAACAACTAAACTATTTGGAGTATATCCATTTGGAAAATTAACAGTATTACCACTAATAGAAAATAATGTATTTCCATTTAATGCTTGTAATGTATTTGCTCTTACGTATGACATGGTTAATTATATTTTACAGCGAAGAAAAATGTGTAGTTTGAAGTACCAGTATTAGATGATGGACCCCAGAACATTTGAGGACAACAAGTGTCACCAGAGTTTCTATTCTCACAACCATATGAGTTGCTTGAACTATCATTCAAATATCCACCACCGTTACCATCTAGTC